GTTCTGGAGGAGGAGGTGGAGGAGTTACAACCGGTGCCGGGGGAGGTGGGGGAGGTGTGTAAACTGGTTCTGGTGCAACATATACCGGAGGCGTATATACAGGTTCTGGCGTATAAACTGGTTCAGGTTCTACATACGCTGGTGGAGTATAAACTGGTTCAGGCGTATACACAGGTTCATTATAACTATAATCGTATGTTGGAGCAATGAATTGTCCGCCACCAACATCTACAGGAATATATTCTGGTATACCATCATTTCCAATATTGTATGTGTCGTTGCTACTGTTTTGAGTACCCTCATACATATTAAAGTTGCCTGGACTGAACACATCAGCAGGATTTACAGGTTGTGCATAGCCGGCGTTATAACCATATGGATCATTGAAATAATCTTCAAATCCATAATCTTCAAAATCTGTATAAAAATTGTTTTGCTGTATAGCCATCACTTAACCTTTTATATATTTAATCATTATTGCTTGACAACTTGCGCGGTCAAACTGCGTAGTCCTAAAGTTACAACGCCTGCTGTAGCATCTCCAGGATATACGATTTGTGTTACTGTTAATGTCATATCATTAGCAGGGCTTGCGCCGCCCAAACTAGTGCCAGGTATGTTTAATATGTCTCCAACTTGGTATCCTGTACCAACATTGTTAATTAAAGCAAGAGTTGTGTTTTGTTCATAATTTAACCCATATCCTGTATCTATGTCTAAATCAATATCTAAACCTGCACCAGTACCAGTCACAGTCACAGGCAATAATCCTGTATAACTTGTATTCTGTGGTACGCTGACTCCACTTACTGAAATATTTTCTACGCCGCCTATCGCATAACTTGTTTTATATCTTGGTTTATTAGTGAATGCGAATTGTAATAGATACCAATAGTAACCAAATGGTATCTCAGGACCATCAATGAATTGTGTAAAGATTGTTTCTAAATCAGTAATCGTTCCATTACCTGTGACATTATAATGATATCTTCGTTGTGCCAATGTCGTGATTGGTTCGTCAAAAACAAAGTCTGTGCTACCTGGGGCATTGCTAACATAACCAGTCAAGCGTTCAATACTTACTGTCACATCAAATTCGCTGTTTGGTATCGTGCTGTTATATTCTATATCACAAATCAATTGACCACTCACGAACACACGGTCTGTACCACCTGTCACATTAACACGACCATTACAATCTGTGCTTAATGTGAAATTCAATCTATTGAAACCAACATATCCACCGCTTACATATGGTGGATAACTATATAAATTGTTATATTGTATGATGACATAAGTGTTTGTACACGCAAATACTAATGAAGGACTGCTGGGCGGCCCATAATATGAACTGCTATCGTAATCGTTAGGGCTAAATCCACCAGCAAATATCCTGTCACCAAATTGAAATGGTGGGCTAGTGAATGGTGTAGTGAATTGATATAACACATATCGTGTGCTTGTTAGACCAACTGGAGTACCATTTTCATCGCAACCAAAAGCGTTATTACACGATACCTGGCTAAACAGTGGCGTGGGTTCACTTGTGATAGGAGTCACAAATGGCTGACGGAAAGTTGGTTTAAGATACGCAGGAGTATATGTGCTATAGCCTGCAAAGTTCTGTCCTAAGCCTGCAGGACCGCTCAACAAATAATTAACTGCGTCAACTACGCCTTCTTCATCACTATTCTCAACTGGATACTTTGCTACTGTCATTATCTGTCATCCTCAACTTGTGTGAACTGCCATGTAGTTGCGGTACACATCCAAACACTATTGTTGCTAGTATTACTAATCTCAATGTTGTTGACACGATATGCATTTTGATTGAACTGGCACCATGGACTTTCTGTGTTGGTTGCCATAGTGATGCTAGGCTTACTTGTTGGCACAGCGCCTACACTTCCAGCACCTTCTAGTGTAACTGTAACATTACCTAAGTTTGTACTTGTCGCAGGATCAACAGGTCGTTCATCGTCTGTACTGAATGGATCAGCGCCCAAGTTCACGACTTCAGGCAGTATACGATGAACCATAAGTTTACCACTATAATCTTTTAGCAGTTTTATATTGTCTCGTCTAAATTGGCTTGTTATTGGATCACCATTAGCACGACTATAACCTTGGTCTTTTTGTATTAATTGTGAACCACTATTGCCGCCTTGTGCGTAAACAACTGTGCGACTGCCTGGGGCTGCAACCCAGTTTGAGCCATCATATTCCCAAATAGGGCTTTCGCAACTAAATGTAGCATTTGTAACATCTCTGGGTGCATTCCAACAATCTAAATCATATCTGTATGATATCATTTTGTTTGGTACGCCATCGTTAATTGGTTTATCTTTTGATGGATAATAAATCTCAACTTGCGCTCTTTGCGTATTGACTTCCATAAAAACTCTATCGTAGTATTGTGGGTCCAATTGGTCAAACAACCAATTCTTTACTCTTTGATTACCTAAGCCACGAAAGTCTTGACCATCAAAGACCCATACATCTCTTGCGTCAATACCATAAACTAACTTATCGGTATTAGCCCAACAGTTGCTTGACAGTATACCACGACCTTGGTTAAACATTCTTACACCAAGTATAGGCGTTGATGTTGTACTGAAGTTGATGGGACTGAATACAACTGTGTCCCAATAACTACACAAGAAGAACTGACCATTACAGGGAAATGCATCTAATGCTCCACCACGCAATGGCACTTCTAATTCGTTAGCAATATTGACTACAGTAGGTTCCCAGGTAAATGGTGCTTGATTAAGACCAAACGCTTGACTCCATCGTACTGAGACAGGGTATACTTCAGTATCGGCTAATCCTAAATCAATAGGTACTGCTGTGTTTGTTCCTGTGCTGTTTGTACTAACTTGTATGCTTACGCCCGGCGTTACTGCGGTGACTGTAGTGCCTGCGGGGAAGTCAAAACTAAACACTTCTGCGCCAACCCAATTACTAACTGCACTGGTTGTAACAATAACATTACTGCCAGTTGTTGTGTCGCCAGTAAAACTTACTTTAGGTGTAACAGTTAAATTACCTGCTACAAGTATTGAACCCACATTAGGTGTGTTATAGATACGCATAAACTTTGCATAAACGCTTTTCCATTCTGGTGTATAGTTCCATGCGTATGCTGGACTAACTGTGCCGCCAGTTAGATAAGCGTCAGTTACCGTGCTTTCATATACAATGTAAGTATACCATGCTTGGTCTATAACATCGTATGTTGTCGTACAACTTATAACTTCAAACGGTCCCCCATTATAATACCTTGGATTAACATTATTAATTAGTATGAAATCACCTGTTTGAAATGGTTCAGTCGCTTGACCAGCAACTTTAATTTGTTTTGTTGTTGCTGTTAATGTTGTGATAGTATCAATATCTAATGGTACTTGATTACTGTACATAATCATGACTGGACTAGGATTTGCAATCGTAGGCTCGGGCCAGAACATTGGTGGATTGCTTTCGTCATTAAAGAATGGAACTGTGCCACTCCATGCTTCTGTAATGTTTGTTGCTTGATTGTATTGTGTGAAGTCGCCTGTATTTGGAGTAATGTTTTGCCAACTACCGCCATCGCTAGCCCACCATTGTCCAGGATCTAGTGGGTTAGTTGATGTTGTTGCAACAATAAAATAAAACTTACCATCGCCACGGAAGCCACCTGTAACGAATGTAGGGCTGCCATTTGTCGCTGGCATACCTGGCAATGCAGGAAGAATATATTGGTCGCCAGCCATACTGCGAATACCACGAACATCTGTTTCTACATTGACACCATCGTTGTATTCATTCGGGCCCAGTGCACTGGGTGGTACATCCGGCGTGAAACTCATCTTTTGAAAGGGTACAATGACTTCATTGTAACTTGACTTAATCTGTTGTGGCATCTTTATTTTTCCTACACAATATTGTATCTTATATTTATGACTTGTTGATTACTGACTTGTAGTATGGGCAAGTACCGATTATCCTGCTCATCTTAAAATACAGACTATCAACATTTAATGCGTGTGCGTCTTTTGCACTAGCCAATATAAAAAACTCACGCAATAAATCTAGGTTATACTGATGTTTGTCTATGTTTGTGCTGAAATGCGTAACATCATGTTTTGGCTTGCTGATGACTATGCTGGCTGGACTTTCATTCATCCATCGTTCTATTAATTTAGTGTCATCGCTCAACACATACGCTACAGGCGCAAGTTGCCTACACCGTGCCCAATCTTCATCTGTGAATGTCCTATCAGTTCCACGAAGATGTACGACGGGTAAATCTATGATAGGTTCAGTATAAATTTGTTCAACAATGTCTGGTCTTACACGCAAATGTTTAGTAAGCAATGGCATGTTGTATTCACGATAGCCAATGCCAGGCTGTACCCATACATCAGTAAATTCGTTACATTTACTTATGTCAAAGACAAGTTGATCCTTCATGTCATAGACCCAAGTATGTGCAGGTAGCATGAGTTTGTGATTCCAAAAGTGTGGATGTACCGTGCTAGTTTTAGGTATCTTACGATAATCGTCTATGTAATGTAGATCCTCAAAGTAGAAGTAATCGTAGAAACTTGTACCCCAGATATCGTCTGTCCAATCTACATACAATGTGCGATTATAGCGTAGACTACAGGTTACTGCATAACTTAAACATTGTAGTCTATCACTAAAACCTTCCCATCCTTTGACTACAAGGTATTTCATTTGATATCTGTCAATCCATTATCAATGCGGCTCTTGATCCAATCGTATGTTTGTTTTAATCCATATTCTAAGTTGTTATCTGGAGTCCAACCCAATACACTCTTAATCAATGTATTGTCGCTGTTACGGCCATTGACGCCAATTGGTCCTGGCACATTGTTAATGACTACACTCTTGTTACCAATATCTGCAACCATATGTACAAGTTCATTAATAGATATCATACGGTCGCTACCCAAATTTAATGGTTTGTCATAGTCAGATTCCATAATCTTAAGTATGCCAGTGATGCATTCGTCAATATACAAAAAACTTCTAGTTTGACGACCATTGCCCCATATGTCTACAACTTGTTTACTATTGATAACTTTGCGGCAAATGGCTGCTGGGCTTTTCTCACGCCCATTATCGTAGGCGCCTAATGGCCCATAAACATTATGCAGTCTGGCAATACGACAGTTTAGATTATAGTTCCGTGCATAAGTCATGTAAAGTCTTTCGGAAAACAGTTTCTCCCAACCATACTCACTATCTGGGTCTGCAGGGTAAGCACTATCTTCACATAGATTTGGCGTCAAGTAATCAGTCTGATTATGTCTTGGATACATGCAAGCACTACTGGTATAGAATACATTCTTGATGCCTCTATCTACCATACTGTCAAGTATGTTTAAGTTGATTTGACAACTATTATGCATGATATCGGCATCGTTGTCACCTGTAAAGATATAGCCGGCGCCGCCCATGTCAGCGGCTAATTGATAGATTTCGTCAATCTCTTGGCTTAACAAATGTTTAACCGTTCGTTGGTCACGCAAGTCCACAACATAGAACTCATGTGCTAATGTTTTTTCATAGGCTGGATGATAAAGGTCTGCGCCTATAACATGATGACCTTGATTAACAAGTTTTTTAACTAAGTGGTGTCCTATAAATCCACCTGCCCCACATACTAATATTCGTTTCATTTCTGTTCCTTTAAGAAAAATTTTGAATGAAATCAATTGTCTAAGACAATTGGCTTCCATACTCTACCATCAACTGTTTTTATGTTCAGTTCTTCAATATCATTACGCAACTGACGGCGTAACACAGTTGCTTGACATATATGCTTTTTGGCTACATATACTGTCTTTAATGATTGCCCACATTTACCGCAACTATAGCCAATAAAACGCCAAATCTTGTTTTTTCTGTCAAAACCCACACTTACATTTAAGTTTTTACGATTTGGTAACAGATTTTCAGTAACAATATCATGTATTTTTGGCTTCATCTACTATTTAACTAGCGTAGAACAGTAGCGTAGAAAGCCAGCGTATTTTAGGTTTTTTTATTATTTTCTAGAAAAAAATATTTTTTATTTTTTTTTTTGATTTCGCTAAAAAAACACGATTTACGCTGGTGTTCTACGCTGGACTTCTACGCTATTTTACCGTAATTCATCACGAATACTGAACACATTAATCTTTTCTCCCACAGTTGTACCCTTTTCATCTGTAGCATCTGTATCAATAAAGTCTGTAATATTAAACATATAACTTTCTGGAACATTTAGTTTGTTCTGTACAACAGTCATTTTGCGTCTATCTTCGTTTCTACAGCCTTTCCATGTATAGCAATCTACAGTAACTTCTTCACAGTCCCAACCCATATGATTGTTGAGCCAATACATCATTTCATTCTTGAAATAATCTTTCTTACATTTCTGACTTTCTGCGGCTTCATATAGTTTATGTGCTTGTGTGATATTAATGACTGTGCTGATACCCATACCCATCAAATTCATGAATTTTGGCATGAATCCATCAATACCCTTTTTCTGTCTTGTAAGCATCTCAGTATAATACTTTCCATGCAATGGTAGTAATTCAGTCATGTTTTTAGCGTTGTGTTTAGTGATAATATGACCCAACCATTCGCTAATTCTAGTCTCGTTTTTATAGTATTTTTGTTGCCATTCTTTAATCAATATAGTCATTGCTTTGATTGTTGCTTCATCAGGAATCTCATTGATATTATTGATAAGTTTGTGATAAAACGCTAAATGTCGTGGCAAGTTAACTCTAGCAATGATAGGCTCAAATCTGCGATCCTCACCACTTGTGCCTGTCCCTGCTAGTTTTGCTGTGCTTGTAAAGCCATTTCTAAAAAAGATAAAACTAAACAATCTTGCTACATCTCTAGCATCTTTATTCATAGCACGATGACGATAACGATTGCTACCTGTGAACTCTTTGACTTTATCAATTGGCACGCTATAACTGTCTTTTTCATCAACTTTAATGACCATTTTACCAAACAAGTCACCATTATGTGTGCCCTTGAATGTCTCTGTACCTACGCTACCACAGCATTCATCAGTAAAAATACTGCGTAGTATATTGTAAAAAGTATCACGCCCTGTGCCACCAATAGCACAACTGTCAATGTTTGGAACCATAACATCTTGTGGATTACAATAACGATATGCTACCCACTTTTCTAATTGATCCGCATAGTCATCATCTCCGCCCGCAATACTCAATAACAACAATCTAAAACTATCATGTGGAGTTACATCATAGATTGGCTCTAACCATTGCTTACGAATAGTGTTCATCTGATTGTATACGCCAGGCCTATCTGGTTCAAAGTCACGAACCATATGTTTATACATTCTGCCAAGTTCTTTTGCTAATGCTTTTAATTCTTGTTCAACTTGTATCTCACGACCACTGTCATTGAAAATCAAGTCTTTGATGACGCCTGCTTCACTACTGTTAATCTTGACGCTCATTCTATCGCCAGCTGGATCTACTGACCACCATTGCTGGTCAAAGATGATGTAATGTATATTGTGTTCGTCAAAGACTTTTTCCGCTGTATTTTTATTACTTTCTTTGTTCTTTTGTTCATACTTTTTTGCGTTATATTTCTTAAGACTAAACTTAGCCTCACTTAATATCTTTTCATCGTTTTCAACATTCTTTTTCCATTGTTTAATTTGCTCTGTCAATGCCTTGATATCGTTTTTGAGTTGTTGTTTTTGTTTTCTGTCTGTTGTTAATGGCTCGTTAATTTTTAATGTGCTTAATGTATCATCAGCATCATTAATCTTATCACGCCAGTTATCAATATCACGCTGTTTTTGCTGTATTTGTTTTTGTAATTCATCTACTAATCTTTGTTCATCTGTTAACATTTCTATTACCTGACTCATTTCTTTTTCCTTAATTTTATTTGTAATTCTAACAGTTCTCTATCGTCCCTGCTAATACCGCTTAATTTAATCAATGTACCTAATGTGGGCCCATGTCCTTGACGCCACGCATGTAAGGTACTTTTTTCTTTTTTAGTTTTATAGGGCCAATGTTTTAGCATCAAATGTACTGCACTTTGTATGCCAACTGCACTACATGTTGCCCATGCAATCGTACGCCAAACATCATAATCTCCTTGTAAGTGCCCAACTTTATTTTTAATCCTAGTCAACAATTCATCAACATAATATTGGTCAACTTCTATAGGTTCATATGTTGTTTGTGGAATGTTATCATACTTAGTATGTTCTTCAAGCATGAGATTTAGCCAATATACAAGTATCTGTTCTGGTAATTCTAATACATTAACTTCACTAGGCTTTTTGATCCATACATATTCACGCCCATCATTTAATGTACTTGGTGGCAATATGCTTTGTGTGTTAGTCCAACGAAACTCTAGTTTGTTGACAACCTTGCGTTTCAATACATCCCAATATATCTCTGGTATTGTAAACGCAGCCTGCATACGATATTCTTTGCCACTAGTCCACATCACAGTATCTAAACTTGTGATATCAATCTCTGGAAAAGTATTGTTGAAATGGTCTATTGCTTCAATGCCATCAAAGTCAATGGCACAAAGCCCAGCACTAGCTGGGCCTAATACAACGCCAATATTGTTTGTTGTGATTTCACTTAATGTATGTGGATGTTTTTGCCAACCATTACCAATCGGCACCTTCTCACCATTCTTGATGTTAACATAACGCCATGGTAAATTACTCAATTCTTTGTTTATCATTGACATATCCTTTCAATACATGTATCGTATACAATTCTAATACAATCACACTAACTGCCCATATTAATAATAATGTCGTATACATTTCATTTTCCTTTCCAACTTTTATAAAGTTCTTGATATCTTTTTGTTTGTTCACTATTGGATAATGTTTTTATTTTACTGTCACGATTATATTTGTAATCATCATATCCAAGAATGAAAAAACACATTAACAATAATCCATAAACTATAAAAAATAGTATCCACATCATAGACTCCTTATGTCTTTGCTAATCTGGTCAACGATTTCATTCCACATATCAGCAAGACGATAATCGCCCACATCTAAAAAATGCCAATAGTTTTCTAGTGCCTCTTCCAACTCTTGTTGTAGGCTCATAACCTTTTCTAAACTTAAATCTTTGCTCATTTCAATTCCTTTTCTAATGGTCTTCGTTATGTCAAACTCTTGGTAGAGAGTGTGAGTGAGTGCTACCAACACTCACTCACGATTGACATTAGAAGGAATGTAACTCTGTCAAAAGTTACAAGTGTATTTAATCATATTTTACTGTGTCTGTAAAGTTTTTTGGGTAACTGTTGTAAAAATACAACATCACATGTATTTATAAAAATGTTAAAAAAACGCCTAATTAAGGCTGTTTTTTTGTGTTTTTGATAAGTAAGTATATGAATGATAAAACAATGTTAGAACAAATGTACCGTTGCAAGATAGAACCTACTGGTGAAATATTACAACGCATACAAGAATTCAAATTGCCCATGAATCCACATGAAACTATAACTTATAGTCGTGAGCGTGAAATGGCAATACTAATGCCCGAACCAGAACTAAAACAGTTCTTACATGATTTTGATAACTGGGCAGAGATGCTACAAGTATGTAAAGAACACCCACACATACAAACTGAATATCAACAGTTAATGGTATTAGTTAAGTTATTAAGTTAAAAGCCCTTTCGGGCTTTTATTATTTTTCTTTTACGATTACTTCAATGTCGTAATGTTTTTTTAATGTTGACCAATGAGTAGTTTTTTCATATGCTTCTACATCATCGTACGCTGACCTAACACATCTTTTAATTATATCTTGCAAAAACAATAATTTTTGTTCTTCTTCTTCTGCGTATGCTTTCGCTATTTTAGTTGGCTTAGTTTGTCTTGAAATCTCAAGAACCTTTCTATCCATATCTTCAATTATATCAATTAAATTAATTTTTTTAGTAGTTGGATTTATTATCTGTTCTACTAAAATTTCATGATTTAAGTTTGTCATTTCATTTCCTTAATGTCTGCTCTCGCATTAAAGTAATTATACAATAGATGTAGGTAAACACAATGCTATTAGGGCAAAGTGAAAAACTGGCACGCAATGGCGCCGTATATTGAGTATATTATACCTTGATTTAACATACAAGCATTTAGGGTAAAAAAAAGCCTGCTAATTGCAGGCTTAATTGTTTACATCTGTGATTATTATTTTAATTCTGTCACAGGATATAAGATGTAGATGGGCAATAACATCAGGAAATAACATCTAATGGCATTAGATTACTTAAACAACGACCTTCACAACATGTGACAGGGTTAACGGAACTTCATTGCCCATCTACACATATATTTATTCTTTATTTTTGAATGTAACTTTTGGTGGGAAGAATTGTATTTCTTCAATACTATTCGCCCTACGCCCAATAATGCGTATACCACACCATACACCAGCAAGAAATGTCATTATCGTTAAAAATACAACAGCGACAACAAGAACCTCTACCACTTGACTTAACCAAGTAGGTAGAGATTTGATAAAAGCCATTAACATTTCCAACATGATTATACCGCACTATTGTCGTGGACATAACTCCAACGAGCGTTTGTTGTATCCCAGAACGCAATCATGCCATTTGGATTACCACCACTAGCACTATCGCTTACAGCAGCCATCCAACCAATCTGTCCTGTGATTGCTGTTAATGCCGCCGCCGTATAACTACTAAGTTTCATGAAACCATTAGTATCAATCTTAACATTGTCTGCTGTAAGTTCGCCATTAGTGTTAACCGCACCGTTAGCATAAATGTTTGTATTGGCTGTGCTGAACTGTGTAGCATTAACCAAACCATTACTATAGATAGTTGTGTTTGAGTTAACAATAGCATTACCAGTTATATTAATGTTACCACTAACATTGATATTAGCAGAAGTCAATTCAATTTTACTTAAACTTTGACCTGTCGTGCCAACTCCACTAGCATCCAATGTTAATCTGCCGCCTATATTACCTGCATTATCATTGTATGTAACTGAACTTGATATTTGGTTAAGACTTGTAGCAACATTATTACTATTAACTAAAAAGTTAAAAACTGCAACTTCGTCACCTGCAAGTACTGGGCTTTGATTAGCAAAACTGTTTCCTCGGGCACGCTGAAAAAACATTGCCCCTACTTGACTACTTAATGAAGTGTACTGGTTAAATCTAAATGGGCTGAATCCACCACTAGTATTAACATTACTTAATGCAACTGCAAATTGTGTGTCAACTAAACTTACAGAACTATTAACTGTTTTATCACCGGTAATTGTCACAAATGAATTACTACTTGCATTACCTAATGTTACATTACCTTTAACATCAAGTAATCCATTTGTTAATAAATTGCCACCAGTAATATTGCCTGTAGCGGTAATTAATCCACTTGCACCTAAATTACCAACATTACTATTACCAGTTATATTTGCAGTACCAGTTATATTAGCATTACCTGAAAGAATTATATTGGCTGCATTAACTGTTTTAGCAAATGATACATTACCATTACTCCAAAAATTATGTGAAAAACCCGTATTTGCAGTACCTGTTTGTGTAGTTTGTGCAACTATAAATTGTAAGCCATATGGTATATTTGCTGTATTAGCAGTATACGCCGCATCTACTTTAGCACGAATTATTGCAGGTAATGTTGTGCTTAATCCAGTACCATTGTGTGCAAAAAATATCAATGTTCCCACATTAGCATTAGGTTGTACACTTGTTGAATTTGCAACATTTGTTTCATATCTAGCAAATGTAATACGGCAATCTTGTTGCGGACTACCTATACTATTAAAACGCAATGCATTTGTTTGAGTAATTAATGGGAAAACATTCACTAGTGCATTAGTATCAGCACTAATTTGAACTAAATTACTGTTATTATTTGCACTAAAATTTATGTTACCATTTGCAGATGGTATACTGACATTACTTGTGCCATTAGCGAGTATAGATTGAGTCGCTGGCGTTGCAAATACGCCATTACCATAAAGAATGTTACTTGCATTGCCGTCTAAATTAATTGTAGCAATATTACCTAAACCAGTAATATTACCAACTGCAATATTGCTTAAGTTGCCACCATTACCGCTAAAACTAGCGGCATTGACATTATTGCTAAAGTTTACATTACCATTTGCATAGAAACTATGTGCGATGAAAGCATTACTACTATTCACTACATCCATTTCAAAGCCAATTGGCATGACATTACCTGGACCACCATAACTGCTGTCTACTTTAGCGCCAAATGTAGCAATTCTGCTGTTTAATGAACCAGTAGCACTACCACCAGCACGCCATTCAATGTTACCTAAATAATCACTTGCTGCCACATTACTGCGAACATCGCCATTACCTCGTCTACGATTGATACGAATTGCGCTTGCTTGACTTTGCGTAGTGTTACCATATATGAATGCACCTATTGCAGGAGCACTTGTTTGTGATCCAACAATCGCAGTCAATCCACCTTGACCAACACTTAAACTGGTTCCTGTACCTGTGTTGGGATTGGTTAAATCACTTGAAGTTTCAAAAACTTGAACTGTATAAGTGCCGGGAACGACATTACTACCAGGAGCCCCATAACCACTCATTGCTTGTTTACCAGCATAAATGGTATTACCAGTATTCAAATCATTACCATAATATAATTGATTCCAAGTTATGTTATCAATGTTGTAATCCCAATTGGTAACATAACTGCCTTCGTTAAAAGTATAATTTGATGATGTTTTTAATAAACTTACATTACTTGTTGTGCCAGGTATGGCGGCTGTATTTGGATTAAAATTAAATAAAGTTAAATTACTAGTATTACCTACCTGCAATGATAATAAATTACCAAGACTTGTAATATTAGGTTGGTTACTTACAGTTACATTACCAGCAAAGTTTGCAAAGTTAGCATTTCCTGTAATGTTGCTAACATTAATATTGCTTAGACCGCTTCCATCTCCATTAAATATGCCAGTGGTACTAGTAATATTACCAGTAACTGTAACATTGACTAATGTACCAACACTTGTAATATTTGGCTGTGCTGAATTAGTAACATTGCCAGCGAAATTTGCGAAGTTAGAATTTGCTACTGAATTAGGAGCAATTAATGCGTCATATGTTATTTCACCTGTAGTGTTGTTATAAAACAACATGTTTGCTGTATTGGCATTACGCACAGGCTTAACTGTAAATGTATTTGCAGTTGTTTGGTTTAGTACGGATCCAGTAGCATTTAATATAATACTGTTATTTGCTTGACTCATGAATCCTGCGTCTTTACCAACAGCAATACTATTTGAACCCTGACTAGTAAAGCCGGCACCACCACCAATAGCAACACTATAGTTGCCTTGGTCATTTCTACCCGTTTCTTTACCTATAGCAACCCCTGCGTAGCCTTGATTATTACTAGCCGCTGAGTTACCAATTGCAACACTAAATCCTGTTTGATTATTACTACCGGCATTATGTCCAATGGCAATAGCATAACCATAAATATTACCTTGATTAGTTTGTCCAGCCTTTTCGCCAACCGCTATAGATTTAAGTAATTGATTAGTTTGCCCTGCATTCGCACCAATTGCAACTTGGTCAACAGAAACGACCATAACATTAGCATTGCCATTTACTCCAAATGTAATATTGCCATTAGCAACAGGAATGCTTACATTGCTTGTTCCATTAACTAAATTACCTGAAAAGTTAGCATAGTTTGCGGTATTTGCTGTATTTGCGGTATTTGCTGTATTTGCGGTAACATTGCTTAAATATCCACCATCACCAACAAAATACCCATTTGCTTCAATATTACCATTAGCAGTAATAGTTCCATTTGCAATAATGTTTTGTACTGTGTTGCCACCATCTGTGCCAACATTTAAGAATGCTTCAACATTTGCATTACCATATGGTTGTTGTGGTGCAACAGCGCCAGCAGTAGTGCTGTATAATGTTGTGTAATTGCTTGTATTAGTTACTGGCATGTTTTTTCCTTACTTAATATTGTATTGGCGATATTGTCTAGGTTGCCATACACTTGTTAATCTTGTGTGTCCGCCACTCCATTTACCAAGATTGTTTTGGTCTTCAACAGTATTCCAAGCATTGTCAAACTTTGCTTGATATGTTGCCGCATCTTCTGTGTTGTGACGCTTGATATAATATTCACGCAAAGTAGAGTATACATAACCTTCTGGCCATGTTGCTAATACTGCATTAGTCTGTACAGTTTGGTTTGTTAAACTGATGTTTGTGATTGTACCACCTGTTGGGCTTGTACCACCAGTGACAACAACTTGCATACTAGTACTACTTAGTATCTGTGTTACTTCAGCACTTGTGAAGCCAAAGCCCAAACTACCTGTACCATCAGTAGCAGTAATAAAATCGCCAACACTAACACTTGCTGTGCTAGTCATACCTGTGATTGCGATTGTCCATGGTCCTGAACCGCTGATTGGGTTTACGCTACCAGTTGTGCTGATTACTTCGTCTGCTACAGGAGCAAAAAGTAACGGCCACGCTTTGTAATAATACATGTTGATTAAGTCGCCTTCAGCAACATATGGTAAAAACTTATATTTTTGTCCAACTTCACTAAACTTGCCACGAATAACTGCTGGTACATTGACTGGCTGCAAATATAATTGTGCAATCATGCCTTGCGTAATGATATCTCTGTCACCAATTCTATCGTAAACAATCCATGGACCTGTCTGACTGCTTTGACTTGCAGGAGGTGTTGTTTGGAATGTTAATGTACCATTAACTGTACCTGTGTTGTTATTGCTTAATGTTAATGTATCACCTAATCCACCGCCACCTGTTGCTAGAATTGTTGTACCAGTTTGTATGCCTGTACCAAACACAAACATACCTACTGTAAGTTGTTGAGGTGGTTCGCTAGTCAATACTACTGTGTTTTGTCCAACTGTTCCAGTTGCAGTAGCACTTGTAATATATTGCTGTCCTTGCTTAAAGAACAATATAGGTTTATTCATATCACCAGGAATAGGAATACCGCCCTCACTATCAACGATACCAATATATAATGGATCATATGGGTCGCTACGCAATGCTGGTAACTCAATGTTACGCATTGATAATTCTGCTAAGAATATACAATTTTTAATTTCTTGCGTATTAGTGCTTCCAGTAAATTCTTTAATGAAGTCTACTAATTCGTCTCCTGTTTGTATGTTAAACATATTTTAATGTCCTTGGAAAAATCTTTGTTGACCCTTTTTAGTTGGATAAGGTACATCAACTGGGATTGGCAACTTACCGCCCGGATAGCAGACATATTGATTATATTCTTTTTCTACTACCTTATAAAATTGTGCCTTTAATGTTCTGTCGTGTTTAATTGCAGACCAAGGCATGCCACCAAAATAGTCATCGCTGATACGAATCGCTACGACTTTTGGTAATTCCATCCATTTGTGCTGTAACTTACCATCTTCACCGATTGGTGCTAATGGATCAGGAATACCTAATTCTGCCGCATGACGATAATTCTTGCAATGTTCAGCGATTGCTTTTGCATTCAACTGTTCACGCCTAATATAGAATTTACCATCTTCACGACCACTAGTAACTAGTATGTTTTTGCTTTTGTTAAAATCTGTGCGTTTCCAATCGCCCTTCATGCTATTATAAAGGTCGTTATTTTGAAGTAACCTATCTGCTACTCCATTGTCATTTGTGACCATTCCACCGTTGTCTTGACGGTAGAAATTGTAGTTCTTTTCTGGATCATTATCGTCCAGATATTCTGGTTGGTTGTTGTCATTCATATTAGTATTTATGATGCGAAAAAAGGCTCCGTAGAGCCTTTCTTCTTGCTATTACACTTAATAAAATTAAGGTGTAACATCTCCAGGACCGAAGTTTGTGCGGCTGACAAGAGCGGCTGCACGAGGACCAGGCAATGAAGATTGAGCAGTTGTACCTGCTTCAATGTTGTTCAACACAGCAACGCCAGCTGGGTTACGAACAATCAATGTACCTTCCATGATGAACTGATCCAATGAAGCGTCAGCATTGCTGAATACTTCGTTGTTAGGTCCTAAATCACGCAATGCACCCCACTGTACTACATCTTCGTTCAAGAAGTACATTTGGTTAGGTACGACTTGATCCATGATCCAAGAATCAAAGATTTCGTAAGTGTAGTTGAAGTCACCTTCATAAGTGCTGATTGTGTCGCCTCTTGCTGAGTCAACACGATTGATACCTCTTGACTGAGGCATGTTATCAGAGATGCTTGTACGCAATGAAGTTGGAGCAACAACAGTACGGATCTTAGCATTGTAACGCTGTTCAGCAACAGTTACCAACTGCTTGTATAGAGCAGGTGAGAAATACTGGTTAGTGAAAGTACCAGCATAGTAGTAACTACCATTTGCATAAATGCGTAATGCATTAGAAATTTGAGTTGCAGAGTCAGTATCTTCGTTGTTGAAGAAAGTGTCTAAACCACTCAATGTACCAGAAGTTGTATTAAAACTCCATGTGCCAGCGAAGGATGCTAATGAACCCATACGACGGCCTGTTTGACCTGCTGGTAAGCCTGAAGCACTACCAGTTTGACCGGCATACTTTGTACCGATTTGGTCATTACGAACTAGTTGTAATTCCACATCAAACATCAATTCAATCAATTGCTTGACTTCTTGATATGCTTGTGGGTCACCACCAGCCTGCATAACTGCACGGGCTGTACCTGAAGCGGCGATAACTGTACTGAAAATTTGTGTGTAGTTACCTAAGTTGTAACGCTGATTGCTTTCTGCTTGAGAAGTAGCAACTGTAGCACCTTCAACTTGCGCTTGTACTGCTGGCGCACGATAAATGTCATCAGTCCATAATGGTAATGTTGAATTTACTTTACGCTTTTTGCTCATACACATGTTCAACACAGGTGTATCATCTTTAACACGATTAGAAACATCTAAATCTAAGTCTTTGACAACGATATCTGAACCATAAGCGGTTGTACCATTACCAATTTGACTGGTTGTAATTTCTGCCATTTTATTCTCCTTGAAATTTAATTAGGCTATTATTAACGACCTCCACGACTTGCTCTGATTTTTTGTAATTGAGCAACTAGTAGATTGTCTGCGGCTTTTTTATCGCCACTCTTGGCTTGTTCACGAAGTTTAGAGATGTTATCATCGTTGCTGCGTTGCGTAGTGCTACCTTTACGGTTAGTTAACTGCGCCAAACTAGATCCAGCACTTTTACTGTTAGGTTTTTGACGATACTTAAGTCCATCACGAACCAAACTTAATAGATTTTCATCACTACTGATTAAATCAATATTTGGTACACCAGGAATGATTTCTTCCTTTGCGTGTGGCCATATCTTAGCGACCTTTTCACGGATCTCGTTGTAGACATATTCATTCTTCAACTCTTTATCACTAAAGTTTCTACGAGCCTCATCTAATCTACCTGCAATCTGTTGTGACCTGATACTACGAAACTGGTCTACTTGTGGTTTCAACTGCCCGATTAGTTGCTGTTGTTGCCTAATATACTGTTCGTTCTGTGCCATGCTTGCTTGAATTCTTGCTTGCATTGCCGGGTCTTTAGTTTGCTGTAGTTGCTTTTGAAATGTAGTCTGATAACCTTGTGTTTTCACAATTTCATCATAAGCATTTCTCAAGCGAGGTTCAATAGTAAACTCCATCGCTAACGCTAAACCTTCAGTTTTAGCACGGGTCTGGTTTAGGTACTCCTCAAACTCAGCCTTTTGGATTTTTAACTCTCTTGCTTCTTCATGTATTGCTGAACCTTGACCTAATATTGCTGCCGCCTTTTTAGCATCAATAACTACTTCTTTACCGTTCCGCATAAACTTGAACTTAGCGTTCGGATTAGTTTCTGCAAACTCAATAAAATCAATTAGTTCATCTGCTGTACTGTCAGAATTACCAGTAGTTACCTGTTCAGGGCTATCTGATTCTTCTGTGCTTTCGCCAATATACTCGTCATTTGATTCATCAACTTCTGGCACATTATCTGTTGCCACAGGGACTTCTGATTCTGCCGTCTCAGTTGTACCTGTTGCGTCCTCTTCGGTAGCACGAAGTTGATTACGCAAGGTTTGTTCACGCATTGCGGTCATCTTTTGTGCTATACTATCCAAACTCGGAACAGCGGGTGATTCAGTGGCCGCACTCACTTGAGTGTTAGGGCTGATTTCTGTTGTCATTTAATTTCCTTAATTGTTAGTTGTATTGGGCACTTCATTCGTGTTACCAATACGATTCTTCCAATAAACTGCCCTTTTAAGGCTATTTACGAAATTGTCAATTCCAACAAGTTCGTTACATAACGCAACTCGTTGCAAATTATCTTCTGTTGTATGTCCACGCAAACTAGCAATATTATCTGCTAGTTCAAACTTAAAGTGATGGACAAACATCGCTAAATCTTTATTTTTTAATAATGCTTCTGCTTGACTACCATAATGTCTGACACGGTCTTTTTGTGCCGCTGTCATATTTTTAATATTGTTTAAGTCAACATTAAGTTTTGTATTATAATGGTCAATCGTATCTTCACTAATCATATTCTATTCCAATTATATTTTATTTATGCGTTTATTTTACGAATAGACTTTTGGTTGTCCTTGAGCGATAGCCATTAAATCTAATGTTGTTTCGGCATCATCTCCGCTTAATTCACTCATAATTTGATTTGCTTTTGCTATATCAAGTTGGGCACTAGCAGTATCTTTCTGATCCTTAGGACTTGGTTGCTTATTAGCCATAGCCTGTTGTGCCTGTTGTATCATACTCATAACTTCATCATCGCTAGGCAAATACACATCAGCATCTTTCACGCCCAATACATATAATGTATCTGCGAATGGCTTCTTGACTTTCTTGAATATATCAGGAGTCAATGTACCTTGCATAACCATACTTTGTATTGCTTGATATAAATCTGCTTGACACTTTTGAATGATTTGTAATCTTGCTAATTGATTTTCTTCACTCATCATACCAACTGCTAGACTCAATTCAATCTGATGACGGTCACAGAAGTTCATATCGTCCCATGCTAAGAAGTCTAAGAATTCTGGCTGATTGTCTGGATGTGATTTCTGTGCCAATTTCTTGACACCATAATCATCACCATATTGTATCAATGTACGCCATACTAACCATAGTGCTTCTTTAAGACCTTCTGCCGCATTACGAACAGTATTGTCTTGTATAATTTGGTTAGGACTTAACGCAAGTTGCAATTTGATACCACTATTACCAGGCGCCATGACTTCTGGATTGAATACATCTTGCGGAGTAGTCATACCTACCATAGCCATTGTGTCTTGCTGAATACGATTCATAGCAACTTCCAAGAACTGTAAGTTTCCACTTGGAGGAGGCAATTGGTAGATATCTTTACTAGGATCAAATTTGCTATCTAATATAAAGATAGCACTCTCACCATCTTGTAACATCTCAAAATCTAATCTGTCTGGCTTAACACCAATGCGAGGTGTTGCTGTCAATAATCCTAATTGAATTTCTGCTCTTGCTGCCGATGTATTATACTCCTGCATAGGAATAACACTTTCAGCAATACTCATGCCATAGAAGTTACCTGGCAATGGCTTTGGACACATATTTGCTACAGGAATAAATTCTACTTCTCTAGCACTAATGATGTAACTACCGCTATAAATGATTTCTACAAGTTCTAGTTCACCATCACCATCAATATCATATTTGTTCCAAACTGTAACAACTGAAATCTGGCGACTATCTGGATCAGCACTACTCGCACTACTGACAGGAATACCCATGACAGGTACAGAGTCTCTTGCGTGAATGGCTAAGTTGTTTAATACTGAACCTGCTTGATATGCGCCATTCATGTTGTATTCAGCATAGCGTTCAAATTCTTCTAAGTTAATGCCTGGATATAAATCTACTGCTTCTTGAATAGTCATAGGATCATAGTAACCGCAGAAAGGTTGATCCTTCATTTCAGGTACTGTAGGATCACAGATCCAATAATGTTGTGCGATAGGATGAAACTTGATATTAAGATTATAACCAGTTAATTTATATTTTGCTGTATAGATTGTGTTTCTGTTTAATGCTTCATCTAAAACGCTTTGTTCAGTATCAACCATACCTTGATTAAAATTATCACGCATAATGGTCATACTTTCCATACTTGCTTCGTCAGGACTTTCCTGTAATGATGCTATATGTTCGTCCATAAATCCACGCATGGCATCACGCTTTTCAGGACCTAATAATTGTGTAACTTCTGCCATTGCGTTTTCCATATCTACATTAGTTTTACGCTTGCTTTGGCGAGTTGCTGTAAGACCACTGCTACTTGCTTGTGCTTCAAACGCTAATAATTGGTCATTAGTACCTTGAATCTCAACATAGCGTGTGATAGGTTCACGCACAGGCTTAATCATCATCATACCATTCTTATGCATGGCAGCGTCCATGATCCAGCGTTCTAATATAAAGTGTGGGTCATTCATTTGGTTAACAATCTTGCTAACCATATCTGTCGCTTGTCTACTTGCACTTTCGTCATCTTCTCCATCAGCGACAAACTCAAAGTTAATCTCGCCATTTGGCATCAATCCTTTAGCGATTACAGCAGTAGCATAATCAACTACTGGTTTTACGCTAGGGTGAATATAGTCAATACCATTTACTGGAGCAGTACTGTCAGTAACAGCAAGGCACAAATAGTGATAATCGCTGGCTCTGTTAACAGCATTTTTAGTCCCTAAATAGCGCAGATAGGATGCCATTTTCACATCCATGAGGTTTTTCATACGCACAAATCGTGCGTTGATATTCTTGTTTTGATTGATCCTATCAATAGGTATTTGTTTAATGTCTAACATATCGTGACTGTACCCTTATTATTATATTTATGTCTGTAAAATTAGTGTCGTAGCGAGTACTTTAAGTTATCTAAAAACTTAGCAACATCACATAGTTCGTTCGTTTTGTAACTGCCATAATTCTTGTCTTGTAACTCAATAACGCCAGGATACTTCTTTTGCTTCCATCCACCGATAAAATGAGTGAAATAATCGTTAAATGGATAATCTGTCTTATGATTATTCAATAAGACCTTTGTTTTTATCTTTTTGTAGTATTTCAATATACATCCCAATGTCTGTTGTTCAACACTACAAATATGTAATTTCTTGTCAGTTTTGAATAATTCACGATTATTTTCTACCAACTTGATTGCTGTGTCTGTATATTCACGATTTAACTTCATATCGTTCATGTACATAAATCCTAGATTAGGACATTGTATACTATCCAATTCATGTTCAGTTCTAGGAAAAACACTGGGCAATTTATAATATTTGTATAATCTTCCCAGATTGTAAACTCGTTCTAAACTGCCACCGATATGTTCAAAACTTTGAAACGCAATATCACAATCAACTAACTCTAAATCTTTGTGTACTATGAAATCTAAGTCAAAATGTAGATAAGGTTCTTTTTGCTTTTCATATGTCAATATCTTGCTGTAAGCCCATAATGTATTTGGCACTAATCTATCTATGCCATCATATTCAACTACAAAGTCACAATTTTTTGTCAATTGACTAAAAACATTGCGACCTAATGTATCTGTGTATAATGTTGGACGACCATATATTTTATTGAAACTTTCAATGCTGGCAACACTACATGCCAACATATCTGTTGTGCTATGCCATACACTACTTCCCTTATCATTTAACCATGGACTAAAACTCCATGTTGCTATACATTTCATTTCTTATCAGTTGGTTCTTCTTTTTTCTTCTTACCAAATGTTTGTTCCCAGTTGTCTCTAAACTTATCTTTAGGGATATCAAATGGTCTTGGATTGCTACCTTTTCCCATAATGTCTCCTTAATTAGGTAATATAATTCTTGGTTTAGTCAGTTCATACTGTAAATTACATGCATGACATTCATGCTCATCGTCATCTTCTAACTCATAAATTGTATGAGGTATGTCATGTGCAATCATTACTTGTTCAAATGCTCTTGCGTGATTTTCACACATTATTGCCGGACTTCTATCCATAAGCATTGTAAAATACATTGGTTCTTTTTCAATTGGCTGCATAAGTTTTCTTCCATGCTGGTTTATTACTATCATCAGGTTTAATATATCTATCACGATGCGCTAACATACGCTCACGATTTGTACGATTGTCCCATGGCTCTGCTATGCCCTGTAAGCAAGCAAGTATACCATAACGACAACTATCAATACAATCGTCAGGATCACTAAATCGTCCTTGTGGGTCAACATAGTAATTTTGTGCTTCGCTTAAAAATTGTGTACAGTTTTCATTAATCATCAATGTACCAATCTCTAACATCTGACGCATCTGATTGATACCATAACTCTTATGATTAGTTATGCGACCTTGACTGTCAGGTGGATTCATTATGGGTTTTTCGTAAACATTTAATTCGTATTGTTCAAACAACTCACGGATACTATTAGCCGACATTGTATAGCGTCCACTTGTATTTGCATCTGCCGGTAGTACAATGGGCGTGCCAAATACTTCTGGTCTGAGTAAATGGTTGATGTATTGTGTTGGCACAGCCTCTTCAATTCCTTGAACGATGATTTGCCTGTGAAGATATGCAGTTCTTTCATATGGTTCCCAATATATTAAACTTATAACAGTTTTATCATTTACTAGACCTAAGTCTAAACTAATAACACGATGTATAGTTTTTAATTGTGTAAAATCAATATCACCAGTCTTATATGTAGGCCAGTTCTTGATTTGAAACACAGCGCCTTTACCCATGACAGGTTTACCAGCAATTCGTGCTTCACGCTCATGTGGCAAATAATCACGCTCTAATTGTCTGCGTGTTTCTTTTAATAAAAATGGTTGACCCCAAGGATCATATTCTGGGCAATCGTCCCAACTCACACGAATATATTCGTAACCTTCTTCACGATTCCAAAACTTACTAACTAGACCATTCAGTCCCTTTAATGGCGTGAACGAACACAAAACTTTACCTTGTGTAGTTGCTGTACGGGTAACAATTTCACTAAAAAAATCATCAGGAGGTTGTTCGTCAAACACAGCAAGATTTAATTTGAAACCTTGTAACTGACGAACTTCTTGTGTGTAGTTGGCAAATAATAAGTAACTTTTGCCACCTGAAGTATGTTTAATTTCACAGCCAATACAATTAGCACCGTCATTACGCATTGTATCCAAAACAATACAATCCCTAGGTATAGCGCCAGTACCAAGATTTTCTTGTAATTTAACATCTTGCGAACCTAATAATTCATTTTGCAATACAAGTGCTACCTGACTCCATCCTTCACCTGCGACCATTGCTGTGATTGGGCCTTCAAAACGATGGCCTTTCCACCAATCAGGATACAGTCCCGTGAGATGATAGGCTGTCTCAAAACAAGTAGATACGGTTTTCCCGATACGATTAGCCGCGAGTATTCCTCTACGCTCATTATTTCCTGTTTCAAAGAATCTATATTGGTGTTCAAATGGACGAAAATATTTAAGTTGGTTATACCTCATGTCATCAGCAATAGATATTGCTAAATCTTGAAGTTTATTTTTTAATGGCCCGGGTATAGTTTTTAATGCATCAATTGTAAGTTTATTTTCATCAACAACATACCTCAATGCTCTATTCATCAATATGTCTGGTGATAGCATGTTCTTTAAGACCCTCTCTTACAAGATACATTTTATAAACTGCGTTGCTTAAATCACACAATTCACTTGGTGTTAGTTTCCATGTATTAACATCATCCAAATTCACATTATCACGCTTATCTAATCCGTTTTGTAAGCGTTCGGTTAGTAAGCGTAATATGTGTTCAACTTGACCAGGAAACTTTTCAGTAAAAGCCATACGATGACTAGCATTAATCTTTTGTAGTATTAATGTGTCATTATATCGTGCTGCCTCTTGTGCCCTTTTAATTTCTTGGTCTCTGTCGTTCATTTGTTTAAGTCCCAAGGATTATTAGCAACACTATCATTCAATGTGACGAATTCACGGTCTACCCATACATCCCATTGGTTACTCTTGTTAACACGATATGTTTGCATAGTAGCACGAAGTCGTTTACCGATAGGAGTCAAACTTCCATCTTCACGCTGAACAACTTGTTCACCACTTCTTGGATCATACCATTTGATAACTTCAGGACGAATACGACCAAACTTATCAATCTTTTCGCCAACTGGTCGTTGACTTAATGGACCCATGATTTCATAACTAATCATACCATTTTTGTATTTTCTAAACAACATATGGCATTTCATATCTTTTGCTCTTGCTTCCTCATCTGGATGTGGGAAAGTAGGAACATAGAATAAGTTCTGAACTTCACTACGGTCAGGTAGTAATTTGCTACGCTCAGGTACTTCTTTGATTGGATCAATAGGAACTAATTCAGTTCTATCAATATATGGATTCTCACCACCAATAAACTTAGGATCAACTTGTACGCCATTTAATACATCCATAGCAACTTGATATTTTAGTTTATTAGCACGACCTTTTAGTGTTAATACAACACCAGTTTGGTCATAAACAAATCTTTCAAGTTCAGTTGCCGTTGGAAAGTCAGTCATCAATCCATCCATATCAAATTCTGGATGTGTCAATGCCTGCACTTCTTCTGTTTTTTGTTTTGGCTTTTTAGATTTCTTGACTTCTTCTACTAAGTCAACATGAGGTTCTACCGCATTTTCAACGACAATATCGTTGTCCCATGGGCTGGGTTCATTTGTAGTTTTTCTATTCATAAATTTTCCTTTCAATAAAAATACAAGGGTATTTATGTACCCTTGTATTGACTACATTAATAACCAGAAGTTGCGCCCATTGCGCCCTTCTTTACTGTGCTACGCTTACCAGCGTTGCCCTTTGTAGGTCCACGACCTGTGTTAGTTGTGTCATGTACGCTTTCTAATGCAGGATTAACTTTGCCTGCTTGACCACGACCACGCATACCTAATGCGTTAGTAATCATATCAGCAAGTTGTGCCTTTTCGCTACTGCGTGTGTTCTTTTCTTCCATAAAAGTGGCACGCTTTTCACTATTACCTTTATTTCCAACTTGTGGTCCACGACCACTATTGAATGTCATTTTTGTATTTGATTTCATAATATTATCCTACAATTGTTACTGGAGTGATATAACCAACAACAGCGTTTGCACTACTTACATAGAAGTATACATTGCCAGTATTGTTTGTTTCTGCCACTTGAATGAATTCTGTTGCTGATGGCGGAATAACAACAGGATTACTATCAGTACTTAATACTGCGCTAGTTCTAAAACTTAATTTGATATTGTCAACATTGCTACCATTTGTTACTTTAACAAAACTAATTGAACTAGTTCCAAACAATGGAGTAGTGATATTGCTAATATTAAGTGTTAGTGCCGCATTTGCAGTAACAGCAGTTGTTGCGCCTAATTTAGAGTATACAGTCATAGTCTACTCCTTAGTATTGCTTTTTAGGACCATAGTTGATACCGTCTGTTTGACCTGCTGCCACTGGACGGCTGCCCTTGACAACTTTACCATCACCCATACTGTATCCACTTACATTAATCTTGTCAGGATTACCTTTGTAGTTCTGACCCTTTTGTGGATCCCAACTACGAGTACCACCTGGTGTACGAACTTGAGCATGTCCTGTAAACATCTCTTTGCCCTGTTGCACTTTTGGATCGTGACATGAAGGTGGTCCTCTAAACGCATCTTTAGTTGCGCTTGGTCCTACATTCATAGGCTTATGGTCTTGATTGCCCTTAGTAGGACCACGACCTTTATTTACTAAGCGACCATCATTGCTGTGACCGCTCCATTGATTGTGACTGAACTTGTCAGAACCACGACTGAAGCCAGGGCCCTGTGCATAAAATAGTCCATTGTTTTGTTTCATTTTGTTTTTCCTTTTGGTTTTTTAGCGGTCTTCGCTGATTGTCTAAATGCTGCCGCAGTTGGCGCACCTTTAGATCCTGGCTTACGCATACGCTCGCCTGAGCCTGCTTTTATTCTTTCACGCTTGGCGTGTATGTTTGCGTATAATCCGTTTTTCATTTAACATCCCCATCTTGCTCTAGCAGCCTTACCTCGTTCACCTGTCCAAGATTTGCTTCTAGCACAAAAACTCTTATGTCGTGGGTTCTTACTATCTTTTGTAGGTGCTTTCAAATTGCTACCTGTCTCACGATTGTATTTCGCACGACCTTTCGCTGTTAAACCTGCGCCTTTACTTGCGGGTAACTTCTCTCCACGACCAACGCTAAGTTTAACATTCTTTTTCATATTACTTTTTCTTTGGCTTTTTTAATTCACTAATAACACGCTTCTTTTCAGCCATAAGATTCTTTTTACCTTTTGCTGTCTTTGCTTTTTCAGCATTAACACGACCTAATTCTTCAAGTCTATTCATTCGTTTTGTGTTCATTTTTTCGCCTTTGTTTTCTTTTTACCTGCTGCCCTTTGAGTCGCATAAGCAATAGCAG